TTTCCGACCACTCTATCAAACCGTCTTCTGATGTATCATAATCACTGAAGTTGAACATTTTCCGTTCCTTTTGTTCACAGAATTTCTGACCAAGTGGTGTGGACTTTCACATTACCGTCTGCACTAGTAGACCACGCAGCAGGCTTGTTGCCAATGGTTGCCTTGAGCGTCTTTCTATCTGCCCATCGCACCATCTTTTTGATTTTCGCAACCGTCATCCGAGTGTCCTGATTGCCGCCATCAGGTGTTGTCCCGATTACGAAAAACTTTCCTGGGACTAAATGGCCGCAAAAAATTGTGAAGTTGTCGGATTTGATAGTTGCTAGACCATTTTCGTTAGCGATGAAGTCTTCATTATCATTGATCGGAACATACTGAATATCACCACCAACGATCACCTGCATCGCTTCCAATGTGTTAGGAATACGCTGCACCGTGATTGTCTCAGCGTCCGGATCAACGATGATAACCTTGACGCCATTGATTTTCTTAGCCATTTTTCAAAAATCCTTTGCTGATAATCTGTTGCGATAACGTTTTCTACCACGGATTTTCGTAGCGTCAAGCAGATTTTTCAAAAAGGGTCTGCGTAGACTCTAACCAGATTTGAATCTCCTGGACGACGAGTACAGATTATCAATTGCGCGTTGCATTTCATCGTCGTTGTTACGTTGCCGAAGCAGTTCCTGTACAACGATTTTACCAGCGTTGCACGGATCGTCGCAGGGACACCTGCCAGTTTTCTCACAGAGTGTCGGCACCGAGCGTATTCTCAGTTCGGCGTCTATTATGTTCATCGCGTTCATTTTGATAACTCCGGTTTCGGTTCGTTGTGTTCATCGTTGCGTTGCGTTTGTTCGACAGTTGTTATTGTAACAGCGTTTTATAAATTGTCGAATGTAATGTTTCGTAAATCGCATGAAAATTTGTTTACAGAGTTGAACACAAAAAGTCCCGCCCATTTTTAGTGAGCGGGATTTTTCGTTGCGATTATCGGGTGAGGAGATTTATGCAAAGATTTGCGTTTTTTGGTAAAATCTGCTAACAATGTGTAAAACACGGTTTTGGACACTATATGTGGTATTGTTGTTGAATATTGATGTACCGAGTTCTGGCGTGTTATGCTATATAGTAATGAGAGACAGGAGTAGCTACCTGTATCGAATAATCCATACGAAAGCCGGTCCGGAGGGTAAAATCTCCGGACCATCCCTTCCAAATGGTTTTGCGAACTCTCAAAGGGAATAGGCTTTTAGGTTATTGTTTATGGATTATTGTTATGAAATATTTTGTGGATACTATTGCCGGGGGCGGTAAGACCTACGCGGCTATTGATGTTGCTGCTGATCAGGCGCGCAAGGGACGTAAGATCGTCATTGCCCAGCCATCGCGCGATCTCATTGATCAATCGTATGCTGATATGTGTGCGCGTCATCCTGACGTTGCGGTAAGTGTTATACACTCAGGCACCAGTCCGATGAGGGTGGTTGGAGATGTCATCAAGTTTTCGCGGGAAGCATCTGAGCGCAGCAACGGAGAAATCCTTTTCGTGACGCATTCAGCTATTCTGCGGTTACCATATTTTCAGAGACAGAACGAATGGTCATTGATCGTCGATGAAGTGCCGAACGCTTCACCGTGCTACAAGTTTGATACGTTACCGCGCGGTTTAATGATTGCGTTAAGAGCCATGCCGGAAGGTGCTCAATACTCCCGCATCGAAATCGCTAACAAGCATCTGATCAAACGGGTTTCACGCGGTGAAGCTAGTGCGGTTTTCGCGCCGTACCGCGAACTCTGTAACATACTCCTGTCGAAAAAATGGACCGTAAGAGTTATCACACGCGGTTGGAAGTTGTCTAGCGATGATAGGCAGATAACGTTTTTCGCAACGCTGAATCCTGATGCACTTGACGATTGGCGGAGTGTCACGGTGATGTCTGCCTGTCTCAAAGACACTCTGCTGTTCCGCGTGTGGACGGCTTATGGCGTTGAATGGAGCGAACGGAAGGCCATCACAAAGCGTCTGCGGAGCACTGAGCATACCAACGGCGGATTGCTCACAATACATTATGCAACGGAACGTGACTGGTCAAAAAAACTCCGCGATGCCGAAATCTCCGAAAATAATACAAACTTAGATGAAATGATTTTAGCGTCGATGAAGCTGTTCGGCTTCGCTGAACACGCTTACATGGTCAACGTTGATATAGCAGAAACGATTTCCGGGCTAGTGACAGAATATAGCGGTATTCAACTACCCAATACGCCACACGGCCTAAATGATTTTCAACATCTCAATAATGCAGTTGTTTATTCTGCTCTCAATCTATCACCTGCACACATTAAGTTTTTGGGGCATACGTGCAACGTTTCCAGCGATGAAATCAGATGTGCAATCACGTATCAAGCTACGTATCAGGCGGCATTGAGGATTTCGCTCCGTAATCCCGATAGCTCAACAAAAAAGAATATAGTTGTGCAAGATAGGGGTTGCGCTGAATACATTTCCGCTTTGTTTCCCGGTTCCGAAATCGCTTTGTTGCCGACTGCCATCAAGGCAGAGAAGCGGATTTCTAAGGGACGTAGTAGGGACGTATCGTCAGCAGTACGGAAAAAAGAGTTCCGTGATGAAAAACAACTCCGTCTTGCTATGGGAGTCGCCTTATTACATTGTGAAGACGTAGGTAGCTTAAAAAGTGTCCCACACACTATAGATAATATACCCCGTGGGACATATTTTAAGCCGATTGGTATGTCTGTTTTTAACAGCACAAGAGCCATGACAGCAAGCCATGTGATCCCGTGGACCACTCCTGATGATTTCATTAACTACTTATCAGGTCTACATGCAACTAGATACGCAACCAAAGAAGACAACAAGCTGATCAGCCCCTCTATCTTCAACGAGTTGTCAGATGAAACCCGCAGGGGCAGACACAACATCACGTCATCAATCGGCATCTGGTTAGACAATGATGGCGGTGATATGACAATCAACGAGTTCACGGCGCTTTTCCCGCAACTGCGTATTGTTGTTTACAATTCGTTTAAGTCAACTGCGGCAGCACCACGTTGGCGCGTTTTCATCCCGACTACGCATGCAATGACAACAGAACTTTACATGGACATCACCACACAGATCAAGCAAATCATCGAACAACACGGCGTTGGCTATCGATCGGAACAATGGCTCTATCAGTGGTTTAAGAAAAACGAAAATGCATCGGAGCTACCGTATCATACTAAGGTAAGACGCTCCCTGCCCAACGCTCCGGAAACGCTGGGCAGGACGCTCTTCACTTAGTCATCGCTGCATACTTTGAGCGAACGCTTGCGGCAGATCGACCAGCGAAACTGCGCGAAATCATTTCCCAAGAGGTTCCCTGACGGTGGGCGCCAAGTTCCAGCAACCGTTGTTCATCAGCTTGGCTCCATCGTGCGCCTGATGATTTGGCCGAACGCTTCGTAACAGGCTTTTCCGACGCCTTGGGAGAGGCTGGGGACCGCATATTGTGAGCCTCGATCTCCTGCATCAAAGCATCGCGCTGCCGCTTGTAAGCCTCTGCGTGAGCCTTGGCGCTGCTAAGTTCTCCGCCAAGCTTCCGTGCCTGGAAGTATCCAAACCCCGACAATCCTACCAACGCCATCTTAACTGAATTCAGAACCGACATATCGTTGATAGTCTGCTTCAGCGTCGGGACATCATTCGCACCAGTCACTAGCGCTGCATATCCAATCACACCCTGGGGTGCAACCGTTGGTGTCATAATCTCAATCTGTGTCATCGTCGTATCTCCTTGTTGATTGTGTCAGCATCTTTGCTGATGCATCCTGTTATAATCCTATTTGAGCGTCTGTCAACGCCTTTGTTGCACTATTCCAGTGTAAATTGCTACATATAATGTGTAGGAAATTTACAGATGAATAATATTATCAAATATCAATACGAACGTCCCGGAAAATAGCAATTTCTTTATGCAACGATCTTAACGTTTAGTGCTATAATACCGAAAATGTTTTAAAACAATCGTCAATTAAGGCGTGCGTTCGATTTTAGAGCTACATTATGGATTGGATTATTGCTGATGGTGTTGAGCCATTAGAGTTTCAAGGATTTGTGTATCTGCTCACGAATATAATTTCTGGTCGGATGTATGTCGGTCGGAAGTATCTGTATGATTCCAAGGGTAAAGAGACCAACTGGAAGAACTATTACGGATCATCGCGTGAACTGTCCGCAGATGTTAAAGCACTTGGTGTACAGAATTTTCGCAGAGAGGTGTTGCACTGGTGTCAGACGAAAGCTGAATGTAACTTTCTCGAAGTTGAAGAGCAATTCTCACGCAAGGTGTTGCATGCGATGTTACCAGATGGCTCTAGGGCATTTTACAACAAGAGCATCATGGGTAAGTATTTCGTTACTCCCGAACATCTCAGTGATGAAACGCGTGCAAAAATGTCAGCAACGAAGACTGGAACGAAACACTCAGAAGAAACGCGTGCAAAAATGTCAGCAACGAAGACTGGAACGAAACACTCAGAAGAAACTCGCGCTAAAATGTCAGCGACTGCGAAGAACATGTCTGATGAAACGCGTGCAAAAATATCCGCAGCATCCGCTGCACAAACTGGAAAGAGTAAACCACACGCTGGGGTTCCAAGGTCTGCTGAAACTCGCGCTAAAATATCTGCAACCAAGTTAGCAAATAAAGCATTAAAGTAATAAAGAAACAATCTAAACCAATCATCACATTTTCGTGAGTAATGGTCTATAGGGGTTATACCTAGATATTATAATAAATCTCGTTGCATATATAGGTGTGTTAGGAAGAAAAAACCTAACGCTCGTCTCAGTCGGTAGGATGCTTCGAACGTCCTACCGACATTTAACCCGAGACGAGGCACATTATAGAGAGACGAGAAACGATTATGGCTTATAACAGATCACCTGAATATTCTTGCTGGGTTAATATTAAGCACAGAACACGCAACCCGGAACATGCATCATATCCCGATTACGGTGGCCGTGGAATTACAATGTGTGATGAGTGGTACGAAGATTTTAACGCTTTTCTATCACATATTGGACCGCGTCCGTCTTCAGATCATTCTGTCGATCGTATTGATAACGAAGGCAACTATGAGCCTGGAAACGTCCGCTGGGCGACGCGTAGCGAACAACAGTTTAACCGACGTTCATACGTTCGCGGCCGTGATCTAACCGATGATGAGCGTAACGGTATTCGTGCCTTGTATGGTATTATGCAACAGAACGAGATTGCTATTTTGTTCAAAATATCACAGCCAACGGTGTCTCGTATATGTGCAGATTTACCATATACTCGCAAGCAACAACGCCACGAACTACGCGTTTAATCAAACAACAATAAGCAAACCGGAGTTCAATAGACTCCGGAATTGCAACGAAAGTTTAAGAAAATGACTGCAACCGACGCTCTCAACAAAATCCGTGCACACGCTCTATCTGATGGGCTCAAACGTGACGCTGATTTCGACGCTCATATAGACGCTGCATTAGAGCAATGCGATCTAGTTTTAGACTTACTCTGTGAGATGCGAATCAAAATATGGGATTTGAAGAATCGCAAATGATTATTACAACGGACTTCAAGGAATCGTTGATATGAGAGATAACAAGAACTTACGAACACTTTATGAAAGTGCTCAGATCACAATAGATGACTACACGGCGGCATTGTGGTTCCAAACGGTATACGATGATGCTATCAATCCGGATGAAACTCTACGGCTACAATCGCTTGAAAAACTTGGAGAGTTCCGCGCCAACGTCGGAAAAGATTTTTATAATCTCATGGTTGGCGTTCTCGGTCTCCGGTGCAGTTATTCAGCAATAGGCCGAGTATTACAGAAATCGCATCACACTGCACGGAAGCGTTTCCGTAAAGCTTTGTGGATTTTTTCAAAGATTTATAGTATCGATTCTAGCCGTTCCAACTCTACAAACTATATTAACCATGGCGAAGAAAAACATTATGAGAGTTGAAAACGATGAGTTGCTTGCGGAACTTGAGAAGTCCCGCAAGCAAAATCGCATGACAAATCGTCTTGCTATATTGTTTATGAATTTAGTTGAAAACTATAGCCGTTCAATAGCGTGGCGACAATTTCATGCAGTTGAAGAATGCCGCAGCGATGCAATCATGGTGTTATGTAGCGCTTGGAAATCATTTGATCCGACCGTTGGAACTAACGCTTTTGCATATTTTAGCAGCGTAACTTTGAATGCATTCAAAAAGCGCGCGGCACAGGAATTCAAACAGTCAGAGTTAGTGTCAACACTCACTGACATTGCGATGATTGACAAATACGAGTTTAATGACCCGTTCGATAGTGAATAACATCAATGCCACAACGTCCACCGACACTACATGCATCACGTTCTGTTGACCGTCACAATCAGTATGACAAGTGGCGAGGATCATCAACAGAACGTGGTTATGATTATAAGTGGCAACGTGTACGTAAACTCAAACTATCATTGCAACCAATATGTGAACTATGTGATGCAAATGATATTGTAACAACAGCATCAATAGTGCATCACATTAAACACGTTGATACTAATCCTGAGTTACGATTAACAATGTCAAATCTGACATCAGTTTGTCCATCATGTCATCAACAACTACATACTAACGACGATAAGTTGCAGTCATAGTCTACAAGTATGGGGCACCCCCAAAAAGTCTAGGCTAAGTCTACATCGACCGCACGGTCCCTCTTTTTATGCATCCACATAATTTTTAGTTTTGAGATTTACCATTATGGCACGGCCAAGACTCCCTGACGAACTGCATGTAATCACCGGAGCATGGGATAAAAACCCAAATCGCCGCAGAATAGGCACACCGAAATCAGAAAATCTTTTCGGTAATCCACCAAAATATTTTGCAGCGGATGAAAAGAAATGTTGGAAAGAAATTCTAGAAAACGCTTTACCGGGAGTGTTGACGGGTGCCGATCGCTGGATTGCAGAAACAGCTTGCGTCATTATGGCGAAAATGCGCAGACGTGAGAATATGCACGGAAACGAAATGTCGCTATTAGTCACGTGTTTATCTAAACTCGGTATGACGCCCGTCGATCGCACGAGACTATCTGCAACACCAGACAAAAAAGATTCCGATAATCCTTACGCCGAATTTGTGAACTGATGCCGCAAAAAAACTATGCAGCAATAGCAGAACAATATTGCCGTGATATTGTATCCGGTAAAATCTATGCGTCAAAATGGACCACCCTTAGCTGCCAACGTCATTTAGACGATCTTCAGAGACAATCGACACCGGGTTTCCCATACAAATTTTCTGAAGCCGTGTTGAATAAATTCTGTCGATTTTGTGAGACGTTCCATATCTTTGAGGGTCCGTTAACCGGACAGAATATTGAGTTGATGCCTTGGCAGTGCTTTGTGTTCTCGGTTCTCGGATGGCTATGCGACGGTGGCGACAGGGACGGCAAGAGACGGTTTCGCCGCATGTTGCTTGAGATACCCCGTGGTAACTCCAAGA